ACCTTGCGCAATGCTGTCAAGTTTATTCTGAAGAAATCTTTGATCGCCCGCGTGCTCACCTTCAATAACAAGGTCTTGTATTGCGCGCAGGTGCACATCGGCAGGCAGTCTTGCCGCCGGGTCAGTGTTGCCCATCAGGTCGTAGGTCACGGTTCTTAGGTTAGAAGGTACTGATAGCGGGTCAAACGCCTCATCGCCGTAAACAACAGGGCGAAGCGCCTGCTGCACCGTTTGCGCGTTGTTGCTGGTACGGTTTGCTATATTGTTCTTGATCTGCTGAATAGCCGTTGTAGTCTGATCAATCCGTGTTTGCAGCTCTTCCGGGGTTGCAAATTCGTTCTTATCTGCAAGCGCGCCGGTGTAGCGCCTACGGTAGTCTTCAAGTACCTTGATTGCGTCCTTCTCGTTTACGGGTAAGCGCGGTGCCTCTAACAAATCGATGCCGTTTGTGCGCGCGTACTCGGCAAACATTGGCGGGGTCATAAACCGTGGTGCGTCAATGTCGTTTCTAATCTTGTTTACCGCAGCCCTGACCGGGGATGATTCCCAGAGCGGGCTGATACCCATAACATCAACAACTGTATCGGTTTGTGTATCGAAAACACCTTTAAGGTTTTGTAATCCGTCCTTGCGGGCAATGCTTTCAATTTGATTGGCGTTCTCGTTGAGCCACTTAACAACGTGGGGTATGAACTCAGGCTTGATGACACTGTCATTGTAGCCCATGATCTCTTTGACTTTAAACGTGTTGTACGAGCCGTTTATAGGATAGGTGCCGATAGTTGCCTGTGCTTGGCCGTTGGGGGCGCGCAAGGTGTAGTGGATTTGAGAACCGTTTAAAATACCGTTGGTGTAATCTGTCTGATGGTATTCCTGACCTTTTGGTGGTTGAGGCGCACCCTTAGGCCTGAGACCAGTGTGTGGCTCTACGATGGGTAAGTACTTGTGTTTGTACTCAGGCTCCGCGCCTGATACGCTGTGCCCGCACTTTGAGATGCAATGGTTTAAGTCTTTGGTGTCAACCGACACGTCGCGCATGAAGGCGTGAATATCGGCATCAGCACGCTCTTTGTCAAAGCGCACCATCTTCGAGCCGTCTTCATAATCGGTCACGCTTGGTAACTCTTGGTGCCGCTTGTAGCGCCAGTCGCCGTACATCTTGACGTTGTTGGCTGACACACGCTGGGTCTTCTTAATATCCTCAGCCATTAGCTTGGCAACCTGCTCGACCGACACGTTGCCGATCTTCTTAGGGTCAAACTTGCCGTTCTCAAGATTTTCCCACACGTACTTTTGAATCTCAGGCAGACCCGACAGCTTGCTTTGGTTGTAGCCGCTTAGGTCATAGATCGGCGTGTCAGGGCTAACCTGCTCGGGTATTCCGGCGTAGTTTGGTTCTTGGGTGACATCAATGTCACCCTTACGCACCATGGATATCTCGCGGTCAATTATGCCCTCCACCGCTTTACCCATATCGGTTGTTGCGGTAAGGTTACCAACGTCAGGGTACTTCTCAGCCATGCCGGGGATTGCGTTACGCAGTTGCAGCGCCAGATCACGGTTGTCGAGCCCCTGTGACCCAGTGGGCTGCAACACATCGGTACCTTCGGCCACCAACGGTGTCTTGGCCTCGGCGGCCTTGACCACCGGGTCGGTTGCCAAGCCCGTGCCCATCTGCTTCTGGATGTATGACAAATTGGGCTTGCGCAACCACTCGTTGTAGGCGTCGATCTTTTCAATCTGGGGTCTAACAAGCGGTAGCGGGGACAAGCCTTGGGCAACGGCCAAGGGGTTGTACTCGTCAACAAATTGCTCAATTCCGTGCACTCGCAGGTTGTTGCGTTCTTGCACAGTCATGTAATTACCAGACATCGCGCTTTCAACGGCACGCCGTCTGTCTTTAAGCAGGTCCTTACCCCACTCAGGAAGCACGGCAAAGGTATTGGCTTCCCACTCGTTAATGTCAAATTTCTTAGAGGCGCGATCGAGCACCGTGCCAAGGATCGAGCCGTCTCTGGCAAAGGGTTTACCCTCGGTGTAGTCGTACAGCCACGTACCCTTGACGTTAGGCTTGACCGCGGCCGAGGCCGTGCTCGGTATGTTGGATGGCTCGAGGCCTGTCAGCATGTCGCTGATCGTTGGCCGGGGATCGACGAATGCCTTCTGGAACTCGGTGCCCATCGTAGGGTAGCCCGGCGTGATGCCGCGCTGCGCGTTGTAGATGTCGTTATCAAACTGGCCAATGTCACGCTTGATGCCAGCGCCCACCGAGCCAAGTGCGCCACGTGGTAGCTGCACGGCACGCGGGTTGATGCCCGACACGATCGGGGGCAGGCCTTGACCCGTACCCATGATGGCGGCAGGTGCCTCGCCCATCGTCTGCAGCAGGCTCTGCGCGCTTGGCATCACAGGTTGGTAGGACGTCATCTCAGCCGCCCGGTTGGCAGCAGCGGTGCTGGCCTTGGGGTCAATCTTGCCGTTGACAAAGTAGTCGTAAATGTTCCTACCCACGCCGGTGGCCGCGGCCGCGACGGGTGAGACCATGCTGCCAAACATACCCATGCCCGTTTCGTATAGCGCCATGGACTGATCGCGAATTTCGCGCGGCAAGTTGGCCAAGTACTCTGGTAGCGGGGGCACTGGTGAAGGTGTTGGTTGGCGCGATAACTCGAGCCGCATCTGATCGACTGACGGCACCTCGCCCGCGACCGGACGGTGTGGGGCAATGGGTCGACTAGTATCCTCACTGGAGGAGGTTTCTATCGGGACGGCATAACGGCCGCTGACTTGGTCGCGTGACGGATCACCGTAATAGTACCAACGGTGTCCCGGTGGGGGCGCTTCGTCATCGAACTCGCTCATTTAACTTTGCCCCCGGTGGCATAGCTGTAGTCCTCTTGCTTACCGTACACGGGCTTCTTGGCCAGCACGAGCGGGCCGATCTGGATCACTTCATCGGCACTGTGTATCGGCTGCATCGACTCGCGGTCGTAGAAGTGCCCGCGCCGGGTTGGGTCCATGCCCACCTGACGCCACTCGGGGTGCGCCAGATACTCCTGCGCGCGCTCAACGGCCACGTCCTGATCGATGGGTCGCCAGTTGCCCGTGATGCGTGCAAACGGGGCTTTGGCCGTGCCGGCGGCCACCTTCAAGGCCTTGTTCTCAAAGCGGTCAAACACCGCGTCGGTGATGTGCGACACGGGCTCGTAGTACGCCTTGCCCTTGTCCTCCTCGTCGTGCACGGAGTTCACCCACACGCCGTGGTTGCTGTACGCGGGGATGTCTAGGCGCAGGCCGACCTTGCGGCCCTCAGGGATAGAGCCGGTGCCGTAGCGCTCGCGCTGGGGCTCCTTGAGTGCGCCTGTCACCCGCTCGGTACTCGCAGGCTTAGGCACGAAGTCATACGGGCGCACGGGCTTAAGCTTGTCGGCTAAGCGCCAGTACTCCTCGCGCGTCATCTTGCCCTCGGCCACCAACTGCGCGGCACGCTCAAGGTCGGGGTTACGGTCGGTCACCTTCTTGCGGTTAGGGTCGATGCCGATCTCGCGCACCTCAGCCTTGCCACCCTTAGCCATGCGCTTGGGCTGCTGCTTCATCAAGGCCAGCTTGGCCAAGTCGAGGTTGAGCATCTTCACAGCGTTCGGGTTCTTGACCGTGTCACTGATCGCCTCTTCGACCATGCCGCCCGTCTTGTAGCCGCGTTGTTGCAGGTATTTCAAGAAGTCCTCGTCGATGAACTGCGACGGGCTCTTAGTGCGCCAGTCGATCTGCATCGGCTCGCGCTTAAGCTTGTCGCGTATGTTCTGGTTGAAGTCGCGCAGCACGATCTCGGCAGGGGCGTGCTCATACTTCACGCCCAAGTCCTCGCCGTAGTTCACCCACGGGTACGCTTGGTGTAGGTCTGGTCGAAACCCGATCTTCTTGTCAAGCTGCACCAACCTGTCACCGATTGACCAGTTGTCCACGTCGGCCGCTGACGGCTCGAGGTACTTAGCAAGTAGTTCCTCGACCTTGACCGTGCGCCCCTTAGTCGGGCCGCCCACGCCTTTACCCTTAAGCATCTCGGCAATTGCCCCGCGCCGGTCGTAGGTATCGACCAGCTCGCGGAACTTAGGGTCGGACACGTCGTACTCACGACTTGGGTCAAAGGGCTGCGTCTTCTTGCCCGGCAGCTTAGGCATGTTGGGGATGCGCTTGTTGATCAATGCCAGCAGCTCGGGGCTGATGTTGCCCAGTGCGACCTGCTCATCGAACTCGTCCATGAACTTGTTGAACATGGGTGTGTTGCTTTTGTGCTGCTCGCGTGCGCCTAGAAACGGTGCCCAGACGACGTCCTCGCCCGACTGCTTGGCTTTAGCCTTAGCCCCGCCCTTCTTAGTAAATGCCGCCCCCACGTTCTCGTACTCGGGCTGCACCTTCTGCAACCACGAGAACCACGGGCCGCCACGCTGGGTCTCATCGAACGGGTCGGTGCGCATACGGTCGTACTGCAGCAGCTTGAGCGTCTTGCCCTGCTGGTTGCCCAGCGCCTCGCTCATGGGCTTGGGTTTACGCGCAAGCTCCGCGGCGTGGATGTAGGCGATCTCTTTATCGGTCAGGAATCTGGGCATAGTCGATCACGCTGCGTAAGGGTTGTCGCGCTTGGGGCGGTCGTCGGCGTAGTATAGGTCAGGGTCGGCGACCGGGTCAATGTTTACGAAGCCCATGTCGCGCAGCACCCTGAGCGCCTGACTGAGCGCGTCGACGTAGTCGTCGTGCTTGCTGTCGGGGAAGCTGCAGACCTGACTCAGGAACGGGTCGCACCAGTCGCGCGCGCAGCCCGGGTTGATCGTCGACTCGGGCAGGTACACGCGGCCGCGCGCGATCAGCGGGCTCACGATGTTCAGGCGCATGGTCTTGTCGGCGTTGCCCGGGTTGTAAGAGCGCACAGGCAGCCCGGCGCGCTGTAAGTCCTGCAGCAGCACGATGCCGGCCGACTTGTCCTCGATCAGGATGAGGTCGACCTTCTTGCCGTTGCCGAACTCGTTCTCGTCGCCGTAGATCTCCTCGCTCTCCGAGATCACCTTGGGGCGCAGCTCGGGGTACTGGATGCGCTCGCTCCAGCAGTCGATCAGCATGACGCTCATGCCCTTGTCCTCGCTGGGCTTGAACACGCCAAGCACGACACACGCGGTGGGGTCGGCGGCCGTGCGGGTGCTGGTCGCGCAGTCGTATGACTGGACCACGTACTCGAACTGGGGCAGGGGCTTCTCGGCACCCCAGAGCTTGAACCACGCGCGCTTGACGATGCCGGTGTCCTCGCTCGACAGGATCGAGGCGTGGATCTCTTGGTCGCCCAGACGTGTGCCCTCGTACTGCAGGATCTGGTCGCGAAAGCTGGGGGCGAGGTTGTCAAGGTTGGCGTAGGTCGACGCGGTGGTGAGGTACACGTCCTCGCCGTCGCGGTCGGCCAGCGCGCTGATCAAGTCCTTGGGGCGCGGCGTGGTGGACGCGATGATGGTCGTGCGCTTGCCCAGACGCACGCCGAACTGGATCTGATCCCACGCGTCGTCGAGGTACTCCCAC